AAAAAAAAAAAAAAAAAAAAAAAGATACTACCCATACAGGCGGAAAAAAATGTCAACCCTTCCATAATTCCATAATTTCCATAATGAAATCGCCAAACCATTCCAACGTATGAAGTTACAAACATTTAATCGTTATGGAGTTACCATAACAAAGCCATAATACTACTTGTGAACTGTGTGAGGGGTGTATTTGTAATGAAAAAGTGCAGTGTAGGGATAGTATTGTGCAGATTTTTAGTAATGGATATACTAATAATTTTAAATGGATTGAACTTATAATGTTAGTTGGCGTCGACAAATAAGTTATGCAAGTTGAACTTATAACATTTAAAAAATACTAAAAATAAAACTTGACAAATACTATTTTATAGTGTATACTTATATCGTAGTTGGTAATAGTGGAGTGCCAAATCAGACTACGGAAAGTGAGGTGATAGTATAATGGCAAAACGAATAATCGTAGCAAAGCTCACACACGACGGTAAAGAATACGTCGGCAAGCGTGAAGTCAAACTATACGACGGCGACGACGTGCAAACAGACGACGCAAACGTAGGTATGACATTACGAGTGCAACGGCAAATTCGTGACGCCCTCAAGGTGAAGTATGGTATTAAGTCAATCACTTCTGGTGGTGAAGCGAAAGACCTATCCGAAATCGAAAGCGTATAGGTTGACTTGTAGATACTTCGGGCATAGTAGATTGTTACTATGTCCGTTGTATTTTCATACGTTCACGCCATACGTTCATACCCTATACGTTCAAGCCTTGAAATTATAACCCATGAAATTATAACCTCGTACGTTTTGGCTCGTTCGGCCGGCGTGCTTTATAGGTATACCTATACCCTGTGCCAAAATTTCAACGAGGTTGCCCTGTGGCACACTTTGCCTGCCCTGTCCACCCCCTGCCCACCCTGCGATATATATAAGGTCTACCATTATAGTCCACCCCCAAAAATGGAAAGTTCAATCCTTAAACTTATAACTTTTTCAAAATATAATTTGACTTTTCCACCAAAATATGATATACTCGTATCGAGATACCACACCGACAAATCAACGATTATAATTTGGATTATTAAAATTATAACTACCGAAATCAATATACAGAGTGCCTGGAGTGTCTACAAGTCAGGCAGGGGAAGTTGGATGGGACATTCAGAAAGTACGCAGAACGCATACCCAGACAAAATCAGCTCTCGCCACCGAGCGTTGATGCGTAGGTTGGTGGCGGGAATGACAATTAGTCAAGCTTGTGAGGACTTGGGGTATACGGTAGCGAGAGCATCTGTGATTGTTAATAGTCCTCTATTTAAGGAAGAGATGAAGAAGATGGAGCAAGAGGTTAAGAGTGGGTTTGTGGATGCGGAAGCTGGGAGGTTAACTACCGACCCCACTAAACTTGAGTTGGATGATGCGAAGGTTATGGCTGCCAAAACGCTTAAGGGTGCTTTGAGTGACATGAGTGGGAATGTTAGGGTGAATGCAGCCAAAGACATTTTGGATAGGACGGGGTATGCTAAAGAAGATAAGGTTAGGGCTAATGTGGTGATAGAGCCGAGTCAAGGGTTGTTGGATATGTTGGGTAGGGTAATGGGGGGTAAGGGTGGAGACGGTAGCGATAAAGCAAATAAATAAGGTTAGGGAAATACTGTTGGGTAGATTTAGGAACTTCTGCCAAACGTTTATTGAGTCTGAATACTATGATGATGCGTTTCACGGACCGTTGTGTGACTTTCTCCAAGACTCAGGACCAGATAAGTTGGTGGTGTTACCCCGAACTTTCCTAAAAACTACCGTAGTCTCTTTATACATTTTGTGGAAAGCAGTTAAAAACCCTCTTCTCCGTGCACTCCTTACATCAAACACCACGCCCAACGCACAGAAGACAGTTCGCTCCATCAGGAGTATTGTTGAGAATAATACTGACTTTCAACTATTCTTCCCAGAGGTTATACCTAACTTTACCAAGGTTAGGTGGTCGGATACGTGTGCGTGTTTACAGAGGAAGGTGGACCATCCAGAGGGGACGTTTGAGAGTGCTGGTGTGGGGGCGAATATTATAAGGAGGCATTTTAACATTATTAGTGAGGATGATACTGTCGCTCCGAAGAAGGATGAGTTGACTGGGGATGAGGTTATGCCGAGTAAAGATGATATTGAGAAGGCGGTGGGGTTTCATAAGTTGACGGTGCCCCTACTGATAAATGAGCATGATGAGCGTATTATTACGGCTACACGTTGGGCTAGTTATGATTTGGTTAATCATGTGTTGGAGAATGAGAAGTTTGCTGTATTTAATCAGAAGGCATACCTTGATGAGGAACAGACTAAACCGAGGTATAGAAGGTTTAGTGTGAGGAGGTTGGAGAATATACGTGTGTCGATGGGTAGTTATTTATTTTCTATGCTATACTTGAATACGCCGTTGTCTAAGGAGTTTATGGCGTTTAATCCAGATTGGTATAAGTATTATACAGATGATGCACTACCAGAGGATGGGGATACGTTGGTTACTCTTGACCCAGCTGACCCACCTACGGGGAAGAAGTCGCAGGATTACTCCGCTATAGTATCTGTTAAACATACCAAAAAAGGATTATTCGTAAGGCGGTATAGGAGGAAGAGGTTGAGTGATAAGCAGATGATTTCCGAGACATTCGATGTGTGTAAGATAGATGGGGCGGTTAAGATTAGGATTGAGGCTAACCGTTACGCACATTTAGAGGCTGCATTTCGTGAGGAGATGAAGATAAGGGATGAATATTATATAGTGGAGATGGTTAAGGCTAAGCAGATTGCTAAAGAAGCCAGGATTAAGAATAGGTTGAGTCCCTTATTTGAGAATGGTGTGATTTGGCTTAAAAAGGGGATGAGGGAGTTGGAGCAGGAGTTGACTACATTCCCTTATGGGAAGTGGGATGACCTCATTGACGCGTTGTCGTGGCAGGTGGGGAGTAGGACTTCGACGGAGTATGAAAAGGTGGAGGAGAAGAAGCCAATACCTAATAGGTTAAGTTTTACACTTGAAGAAATTAGACAGAGTTGTAGGGGGAGGCATAAGGCACCCTACCCCTTTCAGAAGCAGATGGAAGAGATGATACCAGGTTAGGTTTGGTAAGTTCAATAATTGAACTTACGCGAAAGGAGCAATATGCAGAATGTAATAAGGGAGTATGATACAAAGAGGGATATAGATGTTGATGAGAGTGGAGACTTGATTATAACCGGGAAGAAGATGTTGTTTGGTGTTAATATAACTAATTTAGATGGTAGCACTCTATATGTTAAGTTGTATAATAAAGCTACAGCGCCAACAGTGGGGACAGACACTCCTAAGATGACTCTCGCTATTCCTACACTAAAGATGATCAATTTAGAGTGGTTGGGTGGCATACCCTTCTCTTTAGGTATAGGGGTAGGTGCGACTACAGGAGTAGCAGATACTGATACTACTGGTCCTGGAGTGAATGAGTGTGTAACTACATTTCTATATAAGTAGGGAGGATTGATGTGTCTATACATAAATATCATAATAAGAGTTTGAAGGAGAGGGAATACAAGGCGCATAAGAAGAAGAAGTATAAAGGGATGTTGTACAAAGCTATGGATGGTGGGAGGAAGTAGTGCCAAGTAAGACTTTGATAGAGGATTGGCGTGACCTTATAGAGCAAGGTCAACGATATAAGGAGACGTATGGTAACTCCAAGAGGTGGTCTACCTACCGTGATTACGGGAGGGGGAAGTTCTCGGGGTATGATGGTGGTACCAATGGGATACTACCGTATAATCTGGTGTATGCTATGGAGAAGGCTACTGTACCTAATGTATACTTTAGAAATCCATATGTTACGGTTACTCCTAGATATATGCCGGGTCAGCAGATGCATGCCAAAGTTATTGAGTCGGTGGATAACTGGCTGATACAAGAACTAGCGGTTAAGCAGAGTATGAAAACAGCTGTTAGAGATGCGTATTATACAAATAGAGGGATAATTAAAACTGGATACGATGCGTTGAGTGGCACGCAGACAGCGGATAGAGGGGTTAATCAGAAGATTGCCGACTTAATGAATACTCCCTTAACTCAGTTGGGTAAGAAAAAGGGGGAGAGGGTAGAGTATAATGTGAATGTTAAGCCGGGAATGCCTTGGGCAGTTAGGGTTATGCCAGACTATATAATCGTCCCCTTTGGAGTACGCACCCTCGATGATTGTCCTTGGATAGACCATGTCATCATTAGGTCATTGGAGGATGTGAAGAATGACCCGAAGTATAAGAACACGGATAAGTTAGAGGGAACACATATGGAGTTGATGACCAAAGATGTTAATGCTGACTTCTACAAGGAGATGGGTAAGTATACGACTTTGGTGGAGATACATGAGATACGTGACTTCAAGCGGAAGGAGATTAAAGCATTAGTGCCAGGGTATGATAAGTGGATAAGGCCACCTGAAGAGGATATTATGCAGGTTGAGGGCTTACCGTATGTAGATTTTACATTTAATGAGGATACGGAGCATTACTGGGGGTCATCCGACGTCCAGATTATCGAACCGCAGCAACTTGAAGTTAATGAGGCTAGGACGCAAGCTATGTATCATAGAAGGGTTGCGTTAATCAAGTTCTTGTATGAAGATAAGATGATTGATGATGGGGAGATGGATAAGTTACTCAGTGAGAATGTGGGACCAGGCATTAGGGTTAAAGGTGACCCTAATCGTGCGGTAGCTATACTCCAACCACACATCCCTCCCGATTTAGTCCAGTGGACAGACACCATTAGGTCGGATGTTAGGGAGTTGTTGGGACATAGTAGGCAGAGTATGGGAGAGGCACCTCCAGGACGAAGGACGAAGTTTGAGATGCAAGGGGTGTTCGCTGGTAAAGAGATAAGGATGGATGAGCGGAGGGATATTGTTGGGGAAGCACTTGTCAAGATGATGAGGAAGATAAATCAGATTATATTCGCCAAGTGGGACAAAGAGAAGGTGGCTCAAGTGGTGGGTTATGATGGGGCTAGGTATTGGGTATCTTATACTCCTAAGCAACTGAGGGGAGAGTATAATTTGAGGGTTGATGTGGAGAGTATGACCCCCCAAACCAAAGCGGTGAAGAAACAGGAGATTATGCAGATTATACAAGCACTCGCAAAGAACCCGAGAGCTAATATAGACTATCTTATGAAGATGTTACTTAGAGAGTATGAATGGATGGATGCTCTGCAAATCCTACCGGAAGCGCCGGAAACGATGGAGAAGCCTATGGGGTTTAATCAATTTCAGCAGTTTCAAGGGAAGATGGCAGGTGATAGAGGGATGTTGCAGGAGAGAGCGGGGAATACGGCGGATACAGTTGGGAGGTTCTTCTAATGACTACCAAGTATATGTTTAACACAGCGTTCGACCCTGAAGGTACTGGCTACGATATGGCTAGTGCTAGAGCATTTGGGATGAAGCCAGATAAGACTGGTCATTACTCAAGTAGAGAACCTACAACTGGTTTGCTTCTTAAAGGTAGAAAACATAAGACGTGGCATTTGACGACCAAAGGTGAGAGTAAAGCTGGATACGAAATATATAAGAAAAATGGTAGGTATTACTCAAGAAAGAAGAGAGGTATTGCAGCAGCTATGGAACAGATGGGGAAGAAATAATGGCAGGCAACGAATGTGGGAAGTGTGGATGCTGGAAACCTATATGTAGGTGTGATGGTAGACATAGTGTTAGTATAGGAATATTTAAACCTATGATATATAATGATATATGCGAAACTCCATTGTTGATTGAGAGTAAGAGACAACTGAGGAGAGAGTGTAAGAAGCATAATGTGATAGCGTGTAGGTTACTGTGAGTGTAGGAAGGAGGTTGATATGAGCGCGAAGGCTGATGCGGTTAGGGGTAATCCAGTACTACCTCCACCAATCATTCCAAAGAAAGTACTGGATAGTAACATCATACCACCCCCAATTATAGAAGAAGCACCTATAAGTACACTAGTGGTGGATGAGAAGTTGGAGCATAGCGTGGTGGTGGATGAGAAGGCTAAGGGGATGATTACTATCTACATATTTGAGAATAAGCCATATGAAGCGAAGTTTAGTGGGCAGGTGACGGGGGTGGAGTTGAATATTGCGTGGAGAGCGATGTATAAACAATATAAGTTATGGAAGCATGAACTATTAAAACAAGGAGGGAAGTAATATGCCAGGCGAAGATAATGGCAGGACCATCAATGTAGCTGACTTCTACAGAATATGGGGTTTCTACCCTATAGCTGGGGGAGAGGGTGAAGGTGATGGGAGTGGCGACGGAAATGGGAATGCTGGAGGCGAAGTTCAGCAGCAGTTAACCGATGCTCTAACTAAAGTGGGAGTAGCGGAGACTGAGTTAAAATCATTAAAGGACGCGAAGGTGGACCTTGAACGCAAACTCGATGATGCAGATAAAGAATTGCTCAGCGAAGACTACCTCAACTTCAAGGAAGACAAGGGTAAGGGGAAGAAAAACAATGGTGAAGGTGGGAGTGGTGAAGGTTCTGGAGATGCTAACTTCGACATAAACAGTGCTTCCAACGCCGAATTATTGGCGCATGTAGGGAAGCAAAGTAAAGGTGACATAGACAAAGTGGTTAAGGACCTGTCGAGCCGAATGGAGAAGGCGGATGAACGCGTGGGACTCGCGTTGGCCCAAGTCGATATATCCCTAACTGCAATGAGGTATCCCGATGCTAATGGATTAGGATTTAATGAGAACTTCGACGCTATTAAGAAGATAGCGAAGGGTAATCCAGAGTGGGGTGCGGAGAAGTGTTACCAGCAGTTTAAGTTGGAGAGGTTACATGAGGATAAGAGTAAAGCAGATGCAGACGCGAAGAAAGCTGAGGAAGATAGAAGAGTGCTCACCGAGAAGGGCGAAGGGGTGCCTGCAGGCGCTACCCAAACTAAGGAGCTGACTAAAGAGGAAGCTGCTGATTTGGCGTATCGCAAGGCATTCGGAACACGTGAACCATAAGGAGTGAGAAATGCCACCAACACTGACTGAAACACTGAATACGATGTATACTACCACGTGGTACCTTCGCAGAAACAAGATAATGGACCAGGTATTTCTAGCTACCCCATTTTGGTACCTCTTAAGCAAGAAGGGTAAGAGGACTACTCAGACTGGTGGTAGGAGTATTGAGATACCTTTACAATATGCGAAGAATGAAACCGTTACCTTTATAGGTAAAGGTGGGACAGTTACACTATCGGCAACCGACCCTCTAACGGTTGTGCATTGGAACTGGAAGTATCTAACTGGTCATATTATTAGGTACTTTACGGAAATGCAGAAGAATAGAGGGAAAGCGCAACTTATCAAAAAGGTTAATGCAGATATTGACAACTTGCAGTCTAGCTTGATTGATAAGTTGGAAACCAGCCTGTTTTCAGATGGAACTGGTGATGCGGGTATGGCTATTGATGGAGTTGGTAATATCATAGCTGAAGCACCAAGTACTGGAGTGGTTGGCGACCTTAACCGAGCGACTTACTCTTGGTGGAGGAATAACTTCAAGAGTATGTCTGGGGAAGCTGCTTCAATATACCTCCGCAAACGTATGAACACCATGTTCAACGATTGTGGAAAGTATGGAGAAGGAGTTACGCGCTTTCCTGATATAGTGGTTTGTGCACAGGATGTGCATGAAATGTATGAGAGTGAAGCTCTCGAAATCTCCCGCATTCAATTGGGGGATAGGAAGTTAGCAGACCTCGGGTTTGGCGATATAGCTTATAAGGGTCGCCCGATTACTTGGTCACCATCTTGCACTGCGGGTTCAATGTATTTCTTGAACACGAATGTGATGGAGTGGGTTGCTGACCCAATCGAGAATTTTACTTTAGGAGAGTGGCTCCCTATTGTTAACCAGCCACGGGATGTGGTTGCGCACACGATGACGGTTGGTAACCTGGTTACAGGCAACTGTAGAAGGTTGGGGGTTATATTCAATATAGCCGAATAGTTCGGCAACCTACTTAACAGGTTAATTAGGTGGGCGGATAGTTAAGTTATCCGTCTATACCTCCCCCTCCTGAGGGGGCGACAAGAAGAGAGGTTTAAGATGAGTAGGATACTGGGTAGTGATGTAGGTGCGACTGTATTAGCGCAGGATATCTATGAGATAAGTGCCACACAAAAGCATAGACTGGGAACGAAGTTGGTAAGAGGAGATAGAGTGTTTAAGTATGGGAAAGCTATGAATGCATTTGCAGACACTCAACATCTAGCTTATAGTTACTACCACCAGCATATTATGTATGCATTGATACAGGCTGCTGCTGTAGCAGGAGATAGTGCGATTGCTGTTACGGTAGCTGCAACTGACGGCGCGGATAACGATGGGGCGTTTTTGGTAGACGCTTTAGAAGGTGGTTATGTCGTTATCTTCGATGCTTCCAGTGGTGAGTGGTTGAACTACGCCATCAATAACAGTACGGTAGTCGCAGCTGGTGGTGGAACTATAACTATCACGTTAGATGGGGAGTTGCCTATCGCATTGACAACTTCTGACCACGTTGAGGTTATGAGTTCTCCATATACTGTTATTGTAAGCAATGGCGGTGGAACTAGAGGCTTTATGGGACTGCCTATGAGACTAGCTACACTTGCAAGCCCTTATCATTGGTTGCAGACGTGGGGACCGTGTTGGGTATCACCAAATGGAAGAGTTGGTGCAGCACAATACAAGAATGCTTGTGTAGCAAGGAACGATGGTTCCATAGACATCGTTAGTGGTGAATCGGCAATGACTGCTGATGGTCAACCTGTAGGGTTTGTGCTTACGTATTCACAAGCAGGCGGTCAAGGTGCACCTTTCATTATGTTGCAGATTTCGCACTAACACAAAAGAAAGGAAAGTTGGAGAGAGGGGACATTTAGTCCCTCTCACCTACTTCAATTAAGGAGGGGATTAAGATGGGTTTAAGGAATGCTGTAGTAGATACTGTATTTGCTGGGCAGAAAGACCCATTAGCGAACATCATTATAAGAGATGAGTCGACAGCGGTTGGTCCTAATGGTGTAGTGACTGCTCCAGAGGGAACGTTCTGCGTACAACGTTACAATGGAGATGCTGCTGATGATGATGTTTACATAAACACTGATGGTTCTACCACTTGGGTAAAGATATATGACGCTAGTGTGAGGGGACATGTGTAGATTGAAGATGGAGGTGTTGATATGAGTTTGAGAAGGCAGGTAATAAATACTGTATTTGTTGGAGAGACGGACCCTCTAACAAATATTATTAAGAGGACGAAGGGGACGGCTGTAAGTCCAGATGGAGTGGTGAAGGCTGTGGAAGGAACGTTTTTGGTAATGGATTACAATGGAAACGATGCTGACGATGATGTGTATATAAATACTGATGGTAGTACAGCATGGACCCTTATTTATGATGCATCTGTAAGGGGTCATCTTTATTAAACTTTGGGAGGTATTATGTATAGGAAGATAACGATTAAGGATGTGAGTGGGAAGAAGATTGAGATGGAGGTGCATCCTGAGCAAAACAACCTAATTAAAGTGAATGCACATGAGATAAACCTAACCTTCGGCACACGTAAAGCACTGACTAGTTTTATCTCTGCAACTAATGCGTTTATGAGTGGGAATACCATAAATAAGGTGGAAGTTGAGGAAGTATAATGCCTGGTAACAACGGGAAAGAGAGTGAACCATTTATAGCTCAAGCAATGGACCCATTAGGGGCTGACTCCAATCTATTGGCTAAGATGATATTTGCGGAGAACGCGCCAGGAGGGTGGGAAGCGTGGGCTAATATAGGGAGTGTAGCACTGAATAGGTTGAAGTCGGGGAAGCATGGGAAGACATTGAAAGCAGTTATAAATGGGATGTCGAGTGCGATTAAGACTAAATCTCCCCAATGGATGAAGGCGAGTAAGGCAGAGTTTAACGATTCTGAGCAACGTATATTCAATAAGATAACTGAGGTTACAGATGCATTGGTTGGTGGAGCGATAGGGGATACGGTTAAGGGTGCTACACAGTTTGAGAATTTGAATAACTATCCTATGCCTTATTGGGCTAAGGATATGGATGCAGTAGCACGAGATAGAGGGGACCCTAGATGGTCGCATACGTATTTTAAGGAGAAGAGCAATGGCGATGGACAGGGAAGACTTTAGAGATGAGGTTAGGGGAAACATTAAACGTACTGTTGATGGGGTTAGCAACGCACGTATCAATAGATGGATAAACTGGGCACAAGGCTACCTCTCCGACCTACATACGTATGAGGAGATGAGGTCTAATGATACAAGTAAGTCAACTACTGCTAGTAGTGTGGTGGTGACATGGCCTACTAGGATGAAAGACTTGTATAGTATGACTGTACGGGATGGCGCTCGTTCACGTAAACTTGTCTACGTTCATGCTAGGAATTTTGATAGGGAAGTACCTCGACCAGCTACCTACACCGAGGGTTTACCTAGTTGGTATGTTGACTATGGGTCTACGTTTGAGTTATTCCAAATACCTGACGCCATATATAACTTGGCTATTAGGTGTAGTGTATACCCTGCCGACTTTGGGGATGATGACGCTACCTCAACCCTATTGAGGAAGGATGCCTTAATTTCTGGGGTAGCTACTGTATTTGGATTTTACTCATTGAGAGAGGTTGAGGATGCGGCGTATTGGGGGAGCCAAATAGTCCCCCCGTTATATGAAGCAAGTTTAACCAGTGACCATAGTGCTGAGGATTGGTTACCGATAGCGAGGGGGTTTCAATCTCAACCCTTGAATATGGCTGGGCAGTGGTGGACTAATCCTTTTACAGGTAGGATTGTGCCTGGGTACTAAAGTTTGGTAAGTTCAATTATTGAAATTACGCGAAGGGAGTAAAGAATGGCGTTACCTAAGAGAGTGATGTATGGAGGAGCATACTACAAGGGTTACAAGTTAACAGTAAATAGTGGTACAGGCGACTACACTCTAAACATGACCCTCTCCAATAAGGCTTGTGCAGCAAACAGTATAACGGTAATTCCTGACCAATATGGTTCTGGAGACTATTTTAAATTAGAGCATACCGATGCATCAGACACCGTGATAGCTTTAGTTGCATCAACCGTTTTTAACGTAGGTAAATCTGTAGCTTGGCACTTCGACTTCCCTGCACTTGAGTTGTTGGATGCAGGGCATAAGTTTAAGTTAACATATACAAATGTAGCGGGGACGGCGATGAATGTATACACTTGCTTGGAAAGAATAACTACGAAGAGTGGGGGTGCGTAATGGGACAGGGTGTCGGTGGAGGGGGAGGTGCATCCTCAGGGATGGAAACTACCTCCGAGAAAATGTCTGCTCTAATTGTGCAAGATGTGATAGTTAGTAAGAAAGAGGTTAGGGTGGAAGTCCCTAAGTTTGTGGAGAAGATTGTTGAAATACCCAGATATGTAGATAAATCGGTGGAGGTTACCACCGTAAAGGTTAATGAAGTAATTATGGATGTGGTGGTGCCCCATTTCGTAAATAAGGAAGTGGTTGTTGATAAGCCGGTGTATAAGAAGGTGGAAGTAAAGGACGTAACTATCAAAAGGGTGGAAGTACCCCTTGAAGTGCATCGTGTAACTGAGAAGGTTATGATTGTGAAGAAGGAATTTGAAGTGAAGGTGCCTAAATTGGTGGAGGAAATAATTAGGGTACCTAAAGTAAGTTACGTTCCTGTTGAGGTGGAGAGAATAATTTGGAAGGACGTCCCTCGGGAGAGGTGTAGTAATTGTGGGAAAGAGGTGTAGATATGCCAGTTTGGACTGAATCACTTGCAAGGTTACACGTTAGCAACATAGTAAAACACGAGATACCAACTCCTACAACTGATGGGGCAACGACAGTATTTACAGTAGCCAACCCCTATGAGTCAGGTACGTTGGAAGTATTTAGGGACCAATCAGTATTATTAAAGGGGAGTGGTAAGGATTTTGAGGATACTACTACCACAACATTTACAGTAGCATCCGTTCCGGATGCAGATGAGGTATTATGGGTAAGTTATATAAAAGCATAGCTGTTGCTTTATCTTTACTGTTGATAGGTGCTCCAGTGTTGGGGGCGGCTACCAAAGCGAAGAGGGTTAGGATAGTTGATGCTGGTAGTTATTATACAGGAACAGAAGTTGAGACAGCTCTGCAGGAGGTAGGGGAGAGTAGCCCCGTAGTTGGCACACGAGCTTATTACAAATTCAATGGTAATGTCTTAGACGCTGCTAGTGGTGGTAGTGATGGAACAGTTGTGGCAGAAGCGTCAACAACAAATCATGTGTTGAGTTTAGATAGTGTAGATGATGCTGTAAGCGTAGCAGAGACTACAAGTATAGATATATCAAGTGAATCTCTACGTAATATGTTTCCAACTTCAATAAGTAGAGATGACTATGAAGCATGGCCTGGAATAGATATAGATTCATCAGGAAATCTTTATTCGGTTTACCGAACAGCAGCAGGAAGTACACATGCTTTTGACGCTGATGGTTTAGTAGCAATAAGGCGTTCAACTGATAATGGTGAGACTTGGTCTGCCGCAACTACAGTGGCAGACAATGCGAGTCTTGATGATAGAAATGCAAATATCTTAATTTTTGATGCTAGTGGAACTGAGACTATACTTGTTGTTTATAATACTTGGGATAATACTGATGCCAGAGCTAAGTGTAAGAAGTCGACGGTAGCAGACTGGACTAACTTTGGCTCGGAGATAAGTTTAAAGAGTGGAGCAAATCAAAGGGGTTGTAGAGGTAGACCTATTTTAATAAGTGGAGGGAGTAGTGATGGAGATATAATTGTCCCTCTTTATGACGCCTGGACTAATGATAATACTTATGTTGTTTCCTCAAGTGATGATGGGGATACTTGGTCAGACCTTGCCACTGTTACTACAGCTGATGGCGAGGAAATGTCTATTATTCAGCTTAAATCTGGAGGTTCTTTTACTGATAACTTACTTGCTATTATGAGAGATAATGCAGGAAAGTTCTGGAAGGTAACTTCAGCTGATGCTGGAGCAACTTGGGCAGCAAGGTCAGAGGAAACCCAATTACCTGTAGGTACAGGTACACCCTGTGATTTAGTCCGATTATCAGATGATACTCTTTTAGCAAATTATGCTCATAATGATACAACGGGTTATGAAACTCATATCTATTCATCTACTGATGAAGGAACTACGTGGACTAAAGATATTGAAGTTTTACACGGATTTAGTAATAGTTCTTACCCTCAAATAGTCGAGATAGACTCAACTAACTTAATAATGGTTGGTTGTACTAATGGACAATCGACTGCCAGTTCTGATGTGTATGTTAAGCAAATAGCTTATCCTTTGGTTGAATTAGCTGAGACAGATGTAATGAGTGTATTTGCCTGGGTAAAAAGAGATGTTATAACTAATTTTGATGCTATTGTTACTAAAGATGAAGTTGTAAATTGTCAGGCATTTATGATGAGAGTTAAGAGTGACGGCAATTTAATGGTTGCTACTGGTGGAGATGTCCATACTACTGAAACTGCAACTTCTGTCAATGATACCAAGTGGCATCATGTTGGTTTTACTAAAACTACCAGAACAACTGCTCTCTATGTAGACGGTGTATCTGTTAAGTCTCACAATGCTGGTATTATACTTGATAATGCTTTAGATGTCCAAATAGGCAGGCGATACAATAATGCTGATACTCCAACTTATACAGACTATTATGATGGTTTAATAGATGAAGTTAAAATATATAACAGAGCCTTATCTGCAGCTGAAGTAAGAGTTTTATTTGAATCGGAGGATAGAGTTATTCTTCACGCAGATACAGCTTTTTTATCTGACTTACAAGTAGAAATTCCCCTATCGACGGCAGCTAATTCTGTTGGAATAAAACTATCCAATCCTGATAATGCTGGGTTTATTGGTATGTCCAATAACACAAGTGGTGCAAGTTTCCAGCCTTTTTTTAGCTCTCGGGGAACAGCTGATGTTGGGTTAACGATACAAGGGGAACCTTTTACCGATACAAAAGCCAGAGCAGCAGTTGTAATTAGAGGAAAAGACGCTGGCAGTAATGGAGCGTTAGAATCGTCTGATATTTTAAGAATAAGAAACTGGACAACGGAATTAGTAGTAGTTGATAAAGATGGCAATATGGGTATCGGGACGGTGAGTCCTCAAGAATTGTTGCATGTGGGAGCAGGAACAGATGCATCTGATATAACGGCAACTGATTTATTAGTAACAAGAGCTGGTCCAAGTAATTTATCAGTTAGAGATAGCACAAGTGGTGTTGAGACATTTCTTTTTGCTTCTTCTGTTGGTGGAATTATAGGAACTGTTACAAATGACCCCTTAAACATTCAGACTAACAACACCAGTGCTATTTTTATTGATGCTTCTCAGAATGTTGGCATAGGGAGAACTGACCCTACATCAGCACTCTCAATGGGAAACGATGAACTCATCGCTGTTGATGTCAACGCAGGACTAACCGCCTCCACTACGCAGGAACAAGGTCAAGGTGCTTTGACTGCTCAAGTAAACGAAATATCCACAGTCGCAAATATAAATGATACTGTAACTTTACCAACTGCGGTAGCAGGACTTCAAATAGTAATTATAAACAATGGTGCTCAAACATTACAGATATTTCCTGCCTCTAGTGATAATTTAGGAGCTGGAGTAGATACCTCTACAACTTTGGCGAGTGGAAGCAATGTAGTTTATTGTGCCTACGATGATACAAACTGGGAGTCTATTTAACTACTGCTCAAAAGCAAGTATTAAGAGATGCTTATGATGCGGAAAAAGCAGAGTTGGTAACGCTTTATAATCAATTGCTGTAAAGGAAAAATGGGTTATCAACAGCAAACAGTAGCAAGACAAGATACTTCACATGCAATTATTCATTTTATTGGTGACAATATTGGTTGGCTACCCTTATTGGTTATTCTTCTCGTTGGGATAGGGGTTATGTTTAAGAAGAAGATTAAACAGTGGTTGGGGGATTAAAAATGGAAACTCAAAGATTATGGGAATTGGTGTGTCAGAATGCAGAGCATATACAAGTAATAAATAGGGAGATGGGCGAGGTAATGGCTAAAGTTGAGTATATTAAAGGAATACTTAACTGGCAATTTGGTCTTCTATCTCTGATTTTGGCTGGGTTAGTGTTTAACATATTTGCTACTAAAAGGAATGGGAGGAAGTAATGTTAACTAAAGAAGAAGCTTATCCACTACCATTTATAGGTCAATACTTAGGGAGTAAAGCACAATTTAGACTAGTTGCGCTTTTTCAATACAGAAACGGAGATGATGAAGTTGACGTTCCAGTGGATTTTGTTACTGATGGTGGCTCCATCCCCCCTATTGCTTACAGTATAATAGGAAGTCCTTGGAGGGGTAAGTATGTAGAAGCTACAATTCCACACGATTACAGTCGTTCTATAGCTATTACACCTGAAGACTACAAAAATGCAGATAGAATGTTTCTTGAAGGGATGGAGATTTGTAAGGTTAAGCCTTGGCGGAGAAGAGTAATGTGGCGATTTGTTAGAGCACATGCTTGGTGGTGCTTAAGAAAGTGGAGGAAAGAGAATGCTAACAAAAGAACAATCACATAGACTACTAGAAGATTTGGAGAGCTTATCCCTTGCGCTAGCTCTAGCTAAACAAATAACAGACCAATTCAAGAGGGATATGGAGGGTATGATAGGTTTTAATGTAAAGGATGAGGAGGGCGGTAATGGCTAATGTACCTACAGTAAGTCACAGTGAAGCTACCCCAGCGGGGAGTGATTACATAAGAGATGGTGATGATAGGATAAGGGAGTTTAAGACTCAGGTTAGAGAGATTGTTGCGGTAGACCACAAATTTGACTCAAGTGGGCAGGGTGCGACTTGGGGAATGCATAAGTGGATTACTTTTATTGAGGCTGCAGATATAGGGACTGGTGCGAGTGGTCTCCCTATATTAGGGGCGCAGACGGTGGATGGTAAGCCGGAGTTAGTGTATACAGATGAAGATGATAATGATATTCAACTAACCAGTGGGGGGTTACGTCTTGGTGCTATTACTGATATAATAGCTGCAGGTTTCGAACTTGCTTATTTTGCTACTGACGCAACATCGGTAAGTGTCAAGCAAGGGGTTATGGCACATGGATTTACACGGATTAGAACTACCGCACCTACAGCACTGGTATTAGATACAGCTGGTAACTATTATGATGGTAACCAAGAAGATTACTCTACCGAAGGTTGGAACTACATTGGAGTGGCTGCTGACGGGACGCATAAGTTATTAGGGAAGAACGCTGCTGATGTATCATCCTACGCTGCTGATGGCACGCAAGGTGATGCGACGGGTACACCCTTGTATTTTTGGGACTCAGCCAACACAATACACTATCGAGTGGTGGGGGCGGTTAGGTGTTATGAAGTTGATGGGGTTATTAAAGCCAAGTGGGGACAATTGCAAAGTGGGAAAACAGTATTTTTGGATATACCCCAAACAATGACTAGTACATCAAGGAGTACATGGTCGGATGGTAGTACTCAAGATTTAGGAAATTGTTCTGCATTGATACCTGCAATATCAACTATGGGTATATTTACAGGGGCTGCTGGTGGGACGGGTGCGAGTTATACTCTTGTTGGCTTATCCTTGAAACCTTTAGGTTTCTCTGCTAGTTATCCAACGGGGGAATATGCAGGGATACTTTCTAGGACTAATGCTAGTAATCCATACCTTCACTCAATTGCGGGTGAACTTTGGTGTCCTACCGACGATAGCCAGAAGATAAGTCATAGGGAGTATAGTGCAGCTGGACAGTCGCTGTCCATAGTAGTTAAAGGTTATGTATTGAATATAAGGTAAAAGGTGATGTATGATAAGACCATTGACTAAAGGAAGTAAATCAGTTAAACTCCCTTCCATCCGTAGGAAGTACTACAATATATATGGTTTAGATGGAGGTCTCGATTACAGTAAGGGCTCTACATTCATAGGGGATACATTCACTCCCCTTTGTAGTGAAGTAACCTTCCGCAACAGTAAGGTAGCTAAAACTAAGGGGACACTTTACTTTGCAGGCACTGCTACTACCCCTTTACTTGGTAGTGTGATGCACTTCAATCACTACAAACTAATGTCTGGTACCGAGAAGTTGATGGCACATACAACCTCACAAGTGTATGCGTATAATTCATCTACTGGTCTATTTGAGAATATCACTCGTGGGGAAGTGGTGGAAGATTGTGAGGATGTATGGTCGGTTAACGCTCCTACAACTTGTGCGACTAGTACGGATAAGAAGAAGGGTACAAACTCAGTTGCAATAACTATCCCTGCTGGTGAGGGGACAGGTGTTTGTGCATATGAAAACTTTGCCGCGGATGACTTTACCGCTGCTACATACTTACATTTCTTCATTAAGTCTAGTATTGCTTTAGCTGCAGCTGACTATCAACTCGTCTTAGGGGATACAACAGCTGGAGGTACTCCTGTAGGGGGGAGTGATAGTGGACGCTTCAACATCCCTGCTTTAGTTGCAGGGGTATGGAAAGAGGTTAGTATTGCGATAACCACCCCAGGTGATTTAGGTACTGTTGAGTCAGTTGCTCTTTACTTGAAAGTAGATAAAGGTGCTGCAGTAGTGAATATAGATGATGTAATGGTAACCATCGAAACTACAGGCGACGAAGATGACTCCTTCACCTCCCAAGTTATGAATGACTTATACGTGTATAGTAATAAAATAGTACCTCTAATGTTTTGGGATATGTCGACAGCAACTACAGCAATATTATATTCGGGATGTACATTATCAACTAAGTGCTTACGTAGGTTTGGGGAGAGGTTGTGTATGTATAACGTGGTTGATGGTGCGAACGTATATCCTCAACGAGTACAGTGGACAATAGTGGGAGGGATTAGTGGCACTCCAGCAGCAACGGATTGGACAGCTGCAGGCTCTGGCAACACCGATTTGGAGGGAGTACTAGGTACCGACCACATCCAGACGGCTGAGAGGTTGGGTAACTACATGGTTATCTATGGTAGTCGTACAGTCGCTCTACAGGATTATGTTGGAGTAGTCGATGACCCCTACGCCTTCTACACAAGAGTTACTGGTAAGGGATTAGCAGCACCTGCAGCTATAATCAACTTGGGTAATGAGCATATCTTCCTTGGGTGGGATGATATATATTCGTATAAAGGTGGGAAGGATATAACTCCCATTGGCTGGAATGTAAAGAAGGAGTTGTTTAGTATTATAAATCCAGAGTACGTCCAACGTTCGTTTATGGTATATAGGGAGCAGGAGTATACAATACGTCTCTACATCCCTACCAGTGGTAATACTATACCTAATGTCTACTTCTCCTACAACTTAAAGACTAGAAGTTGGTCGAGAGGGGTTAGGACGTATGTTAGTACTGGTATCTACACGATAGAAACCGCCGATAGTTGGGATGCAGCTGGTTCAGGAGCGACTGACCCTTGGAGTAATCAAGCCATTAAGTGGGATAGCACGTCGTTGCAAGCCCTCTCCCCCATAAGTCTATATGGTGAGACAAGTGGGGTGGTTACATATGATGATGATACGGAGTTGGATTTAGCTGGGACTGCTATAGATGGACGTGTGGAGACTAAAGATTTTGTGGTGGGAGATGGTTATCGTAGAAGGATGACTAATTGGATGGAGTTGAACTACGAGGCTAAAGGGGATAAAGTATACATTCGTTATAGTACTGATTTGGGGGCGTCGTGGTCAGAAGTTAAGGTGGTTACCCTGACGAGTGTGTGGACTAAATATAATTATGATTTTGAAGCAAATGCACCTCAAGTAAGGTTCAGACTTAGAAATGGTAACACGGATGAAACATTTGAGGTTAGGGAGTTAGAGATAGGGTTTATAAAAGCATCAGACAGAGGAGTTTAATATGCCAGGATTTAATGTAGACCTCCCCCCTTTACCCAAGTTTGAGGGGTTGAGTGCGGAAGATTTAAGGTTGGAGTTGGAGGACTACTTAAGAAAGTTGACTGTGGCGTTGGAGGAGACGTTTGCTAAAGTATACACTAGAGGGGAGTTGGTCAATCGTGAGCAGATGTATAAGAGGACGGCTGTTAATGATGTTAATTACACGGTTACTAAAAGTGACTTCATAGTTGCGTATACTGCACTTTCAGCTCAGAGGACGGTAATCTTACCTACAACTACAGCTAATAGTGGTAGGAGGTTAATAATTAAGGATGAAGCTGGGGGAGCTGGAGCAAATAATATTGTGATAGACCCAGAAGGGGCAACAACTATAGACGGGAATGCTACCCTAACAATAAGTGCTAACTACGGCCAGTCGAGGTTGTGTAGTGATGGAACTAATTGGTTTGTGTGGTAAAATGGGAGGTGGGGAAGATGGCGAAGGATGAAGATTGGTGGAAAAGAACAGGTGCCGGAGCAGCAAGTGGTGCGGCAATGGGTTCGCCTGGTGGTCCCCTTGGAATTGGGGTTGGTGCGTTATTGGGCGGAGCAGCTGGCTTCTTTGGTGGTGGTGGTGACGATGAAGAGGAGAGATTGAAGATTATATCAACTTTAAACCCTGAACAACAAGCTCTTATGAAGCAGTATGCACCTTGGTTGCAGGGTAACATTGGGAAGGGATTGCGTGCGTGGGAAGGTCCTTGGACAGCTCCTTTAGGAGAAGAGGAAAAATGGGGGATGGGTAAGTATAGGGAAGCGGTTGAAGGACTATCTCCTGAGGAGACACGTAATTGGTATATGAAGTATATGGCTCCTGCGGAAGAGAGGTATATGAAGGAGAAGATACTTCCAGGAATAAGGGAAGCTGGAGTACCTGGTGGCACCCTCCGTGGGACTGGTACTGAGGGTAGAGTTAGTGGAGCATGGGAAAGGTTTGGGGAGAGTCAGTTGGGTAGGATAGGTGGAGCTATCCAAAGTGAGAGGGCAGCGGCTAGAGGAATGTTACCTGGTTATATGGGGGCTGCATCGCTACCTCGACTAATTGAGCAACAAGATTTGGATAAGCAGGTGGCGGAATTCATACGAACCACACCAGAACTTAGTCCGATTATGAATATGATAAGAGATATTTTGGGTATACAAACCAAAGCTGGTTACTTTCCAGGTCAAACGGAAAGTCCATTTGCATCAATACTACCATCGTTAGGTAAACTTGCGGGAGGGGTTGATTGGAGTCAGTTTGGTGGGACTACACCAACTGGTCCTACAGCTGTTACGGCGTAGTTGAGGGTGTAAGTTCAATAATTGAACTTACCAAAAAAGAGTAAGTGGAGGTGAGTTAAATGCCAGGAATGCAATTTTTCGGCACAGAACCAGATAGGAAGTCCAAGTTGGCGGAAGCTATGGGTGGGGCGATTGAAGGTTTTGTTGGGGAGAAGGAGAAACTAAGAGAGCGTAAGATGGAGTTTGAGAAGATAGACTACGATAAGAGGAAAGAAGCATATGACATGGCTATCAATGCAGGGGAAATGGTTGGTGGAGAAAGAGCAACCCAAATGTTCTCCAACCCCCAGTTTCAAGAACTCGAGAATAGTTTAGGGGTACCCCACATCATTGATTTGGAGGCGGAGGGGAAGCAGGAACCAGTAACTTTTCAAGGGAAACCTACCTGGGCACAGAAGGAAAGTGTGCAAGGTGTGGAAGCAGACATTAGGAGGAAAATAGGGATTACAACAAGTGGTCTAATGGGACGGATGCTAACTACCAAATTAAAGACTAGAAAAGACGCACTCAATTATATCTCCCTCAAGAAACTCGACCCTTCTCGTTTTAAGAAGATATTGGATGAGGTGTATGGTAGTGTAGGTGGTGGGAATGGAAAGTATATGAAGATGAGTGAGTTAGAGTTGTATAGAAGTGCTATAACAGGGAATAAAGCAGCGATAGCTGAAGCTGCTCGTAGAGGTTATAAGTTGGGGAGGTAATATGCCTGATTGGAGCAAGGTCAAAACTATAGAAGAAGCGCCTGACTGGGGTAATATTAAGCCTGCTTCTGCTGCTGGAGTTGATTGGGGTAAGGTTAGTGCTCCACCCGAACGTGAACCTGCTAAGGATGAGCAGTGGGATAAAATGTCTAAGTTTCATAAGGTACTGGATATTGTGGGGAGACCAGGGTATGCTGTCAAATCTATAATCAAAGCAAGTGGTGATGATTTACATGCAATAATGGACCGTACGGATATAGGTGAAGATGAGAAGCTCAACCTTATGAGTAAACAAAACGTAGGTGCTAAAGCAGCAATGGATGCGGCATGGAGAGGTTTTACTGGACAGGAACGTGTCAATATGAATGAGGTGTGGGGAGATGTTGGTGTTAAAGGTATACCTTTCCTTGGATTTGCTTCTGAAGTACTAGTTGACCCTCTTATGTATGGGGGGTATAGTGCTATAACTAAAGGGCTAGGTAAGACATTGGGTGTGACTGGTAAGGTGTTGGGTAAGGTACCAGGAGTCACTCCTGCAGTCAAACAGGTAGGGAAGGTGATTGCACCAGTAGCGGATTGGATGAAGGACCGCTTCGTGACTAAGAGTGGTATACCTAAGTTGAGTGCAATGGTTGACCGTTGGTTATCAGAGCGTAGATGGTTGAAGGGTAAGGAGATATCGTACGCAGCTAAAACTAGATTGGCTATGAATAGTATAGCTAAGAAAGCCAAGGCTAAGGTTAAGGATGTGCAGAAACGTATAGTTAACATCATCGAGTTACGCAACCACCCAGAGGAGTTGTCTAAGGTGGTACCTAATATAACCGCTGAGGAGCAGGTACTTGCGAATACACTTAAAATGCATTTTGACAACATCTTGATAAGTGAGATGAAAGCTGGTGTACCAATCCAGAGTGTGCAAGCAGCGAGGAGTGCGAAGATAGCCAAACTTAGACGTAACCTCAACCTAACTCGTAGAGCATACCAGAAAGAGTTAGCAATCTCCAGACGACACGTAGTTAAGGAAGTTAGTACGTATTCGGATGAGCGTCTCAACCAATACCTTAAAGGTTTAACTGGTGAGAAGGCTGCATTGGAGAGAGCTGCGTTAGCGAAGAATAGGAGTAGAATAACCAACTTAGATAGTGAGATAAGCAAGGTAGAGCAACAACTTGATATGTGGGAGAAGCAGAGAAGATATTTGGTGAGGGTTGATAAACCTACTAAGATGATAGATAATAGATTGGATAAACTTGAAAATCAGTTTTGGTATCTACATAGCGAGATGGCAGAAAGACTTCAAGATGTACCCGAACTAGCGAAGGGAAGTACGTATGTAAGACAGATAGGGGAGATTGAGAAGTTACTCGCAAGTGATATAGAGGTTAACCTTGGAAGGAAAGGGGTTAGTCTTAGTAAGCAGTTGATGGATATACAGAAAAAAGCTGGGAAGTTGAAGGCTACTGAGATAGGTATACCTAAGGGGAAAGGTAAGAGTCTACTTAAACAGTTGACAACCGAAAGAGCTAAAAGAGACTTCGGTTACTTCCCTCGTATAACCACGCAAGAGGCTACCGAATATTTGCGACAAGCTAGGATAGGGAAGACGAAGGTGTGGAGTACCAAATTAGCTAATGCACTAAAGAGGAAGACGGACGACTTCACTCTAGAAGAGTTTAACTCCTTCGTTGAAAGCTTTGGTTTGAAATCTTTAGGGGGTAGACATGTTGAAGCCTTCTTCATGGCTGACCCAGCTTATGCTGTAGCAGTGAGGGGAGCGAGGTCAGCTAAAGCAGTTACGTCAGCCCAATTCTTGAAGGATGTGGGAGTGGGATTTGGTAAGAAAGCAGCTGATGCACCTCTCCATTGGGTGGAGTTACCTTCTGGTGTGGTTAGATTAAACCCATCCTTAAAGGGGTTGATGTTCGAGCCTGATGTTGCGGGAGAGATTGGGAAGATGGCTGACTTCTACCTCAACCCCAAATACGCAGGTAGGTTCATCCGTGCGTTTGATGCAGTCCAGAATATGTGGAAGAAGTGGACACTCGCAATCTTCCCCAAATATCACTTGCGTAATATGGTGGGTAATATGTGGAATAATCACTTAGCCGATGTTAAGGTAGTTAACTACAGTAAGGCTGAAGCACTCCAACTCTATAAACGATACGGTACCGACCGTGTGTTGGGTGAACACGTTAGGGGATTGGTGAAGAAAGCTGGTTTCACTTTTGATGAAGCGAACAAAATTATAAATGATGCCGAGAGGTTGGGGGTACTTAGTGGTGGGTGGTATGCAGCGGATGTGGAGCAATCCTTGAGGAGTGCTTTAAAGAAGGGGGGTATAACTGGGAGAGGTATGGCGGTAGGTACTGCAATAGAGAATAATGCGAGGTTAGCTCATTATTTGGATAGACTTACTAAGGGTAGCAACTCTATGGATGCAGCACTCTCCGTTAAGAAGTACTTATTCGACTACGCCGACTTAACCCACTTCGAACGTTCTGTTATGAAAAGACTCTTCCCCTTCTACACTTGGACACGTAAGAACGTCCCTCTCCAACTGGAGCATCTGTGGAAGCAACCCCAGAAATACGCTCCTATCGCAGCCCCCCTTCGTTCACGCAACCCCCAGGACTTACTCCGTTTGAAGTATGCTAGACCAGATGTGTACGATAGACTACCCATCGAACTTAGAAGGGATGCAGACTCCGTTACTTATGTCCCACTTGAAGGTTTAATACCCGCAGCGGATTTAGCGGATATGGTTAGACCACAAGAAATATTTCTAGATCTCCTCACTCCCTACTTACGTGCACCTCTCGAACTGGCATTCAATAAGAGCTTATACTTCGAGAGTGAGTTGAATAGATATCCTAGCCAGACACAAGAACTCCTACGTCTAGACCTGCCTACTAGTACTAAATATCTTCTAACCACTGTCGTTCCTTGGGCTAGAATGATTAACGAAGTTAATAAAGTGGTTAGAAAAAGGAGGAGGGGTGAGGTACCCTTAAGCTTTGGTGAGACAGTGTTTTCCCAAACTTTATCCTCTGTGTATAAAGTGAGTTTGGAGGAGTTGAAGACAAGAGCACTTAAACGTGTTAAGCACGGTATAAATGAATTAAGGCAGGGAGCAGCGTCGGCTCTGCAACAAGACCCTCCAAGAGAAGAGGAGTTCAAGAGGATTATGAAGGAAGTTGATAAAGCGTTAGCAATAGTGGATAAAATTAAATGATTATACTATTTATAAGTAAAGATGGCAGTGGTCTAGGATTAGCTGAGAGGGTTAAGAATGAGGGTCACTCCACCTCCATGTATACAGTAGATAAAGATGCTGATAGTGTAGGCGTGGGAATGGTTGATAGAGTAACTCTACCCTCCCATATAATACAACAGAACGGATATCCAATCCAATCCTCAATTAACCAACTACTTAAACAAGTGAAACCAGACCTAGTCATATTCGATACATTCAACTTAGGACGTGTAGCCTCCTCCATTCGTAGTAGCATCCCCGTATTAGGCTCCTCCCTCTGGTCAGACCATCTCTCCCTCGACCAATCCTACGGCTATAGGTTGATGAAGCAAGTAGGTATCCCTCCCTTAACACATGACGCTCTAGTACTTGGTGGGGTTGAAGTTTGGTGTGAGTTATGGTGGGATGGATTACGTGCAAGTGTATATAATGTAAGTTGCGTAGATAAAAGGTTTATGAATGGAGATGTAGGTCCGGTGGTGGGGTGTGCAGGTGCTGTGGTGAAGATGGTTTCATCAGAGAGTAAGTTAGTGAGGGAGGGAGTTGGTAAGATGGAGAGGTTGCTTAAGAAAACCACTTACAGAGGTCCCCTCAGTTTAAGTACAGTAGCCACTAAAGATAAGTTATACGGTATACAATTCACAACTGGATTTAGCTCCAACAACATACAAGCACTCTTCGAATTATATAAAGGTTCTATAACTGAGTTACTCTACAACACCTCAACAGCAGGTAAGGTAGTGGGAGAGTTTACCTCCGACTACTCCATCTCCATCCCCCTCTCCCTCCCGCCTTATCCAACCACTCAAGTTAAAGCGAGTGTTGGTGTGAAGGTAGGTGGGGTTAATAGTGAAAATGCTAAACACGTGTGGTGGAGTGACGTGAAGAAGGATGGGGGGTATGTTAGTGCAGGTGCATCAGGCATACCTCTTATCGTAACTGCCAGAGGGAGGGATGTTGGGGAATGTAGGAAACGTGCTTATCGTACCATCCATAATTTGGTTATTAGAGATGTGCAGTATAGAAGTGATGTAGGGGAGAGGTTTGATAAAGGGGAGGAGTTGCTTAAGAGGTGGGGTTATGTGTGACCCTTTTTTCGTATGTTCAATTATTGAACTTACTAGACTTCACCCTATAATACCTATTCCCCTTATCCGTAACTTGCTCCACCTTCTCACACATCATCAAGTCCCCAATCACCTCTTCTAACCTCCTAGCATTGATACAATAACTAACCTGCCTCATCAAACTAACATGGTCAATCCTCCCTCTCCTCTCTATCACCCTAAACACCTTCTCACTCTCTTCCCCAACCTCTGTCATCTGTATTAGTTGAAGTGTTTGCAACAAGTACTTCTCATTTTGATTAAGTGCTTTAAGTGCCATCCTCATCTCCACCTCACTCACAACCTTATTATTACTCTTACTCACACTAAACAACATGGCCAACTTAAGTAAGGTGTCATGTTTCCTACCAAAATATCCATCTAACGATACATTAGGCGTCCTCTCAGGTCTAAACACACTAGTATACCAATCACTATACCACTCTCTCGCCTCCTCCGTAACCTTATACTCCCCTCCCACCTTCGCTATAATCCTCAAATCCTTCACCAACTTACACTTAAGCTTAACTAATGCAGGAGTTAGTTCCGGCCAGGGCTCGAGATGCTCTGGCGTGGTCTGGTAGCAAAATATAACCCTACTAGTAAACCCCCCTCCTACCGCATGTTTAGGCATACTATCCTTCAACCATTGAGGAGTCGTCCCCGCCATCAGGTTGCAGTAAACATTATTCATCACTTCCTTCCCCCTCATCATCGTGTGGTATTCGAAGTGACTTGGACAATCATACCATTTGGTCAGCAGTTGTATAGTATCACTCGACTTCCCTGCCCCACCTAAGAACACCCCCAACTCATCACTAACAATCGACCCCCCACTTATCTTCCTCTCCTTGTATTGTTCTACAAATATACTGATAAGTGCTTCTGGTGTAGTCTTCTGACTAACCAACACATGATTGGGTAGTGCATCTCTAAACAACTCATACCCAATTCTTATAGCACTAGTCTTCCTAACCCTAGCACTAGCCCCAATCAGCACTACATACAAATTAGGATACAACGTATAATATCCTCTATTAACCCACACCCCTCTACCAAGTGCACTCGCAAGCACAGACAAACCAACCCATAAATGGAATAAACTAGGGCTCTCTTGGTCACTAGTATACTCCAAGTAGTTAGTAAGCCAATCATCGACATGTCTACCATCACCTGTAGGGGAGGTTCCATTTTTATGGTTACCGTTACTCATTCCTCCCCCTATTATTTATCTGCCCTAGTTAACTCCCCCGCTAAATTCTCCGCCGCCCATTTAGTATCAAACTCTCTAATCACATATTGAGATTGTTGCATAACTTCATACGCGTATACACACCACTTATCTTTAACTTTAGAAACAGTAATTGATGCTATATGCTTCGTGTTAATGTATCTCCCCACTTGTGTCTTCCACCACATTACTCCACCCCCAATTTCTTCATCTCATCCCAGTTAACTCCCACCTTAATATCCACAGGTATAACCAACTCCCTCCCATTTATTAGGATAGGTATATCAAAAACATGCTTAACATCACTTATCCAATCCTCCACCTCATCTTTATCACATTGTAAAACAAACGCATCGTGTACTTGTAGCATAAACTCGACATCGGGGTGGGTGTTGTATAGTTTAATCATAGCTAAGTTAAGTGTATCAGTAACTGTGGATTGTGGAACGAATGCATACGCCTCTCTGAAGAGTTGCTCCCCCCACCTTCCAAAGAACGTCCTCTTCCTCCCTAAGGGCGTAGTCATAGTCCTACTCCTACTAAGTTCTGATTGTACTCTAAGTTGCCAAGCGCGTATGTTTGGGAAGGTATCAAAGTACTTACTTAATAGTATTTGTGCTTCCCTCTGTTGGATGTTAGCGTAATAAGCGAAAGCTCTTCCCCCAATCCCATAGTGAGATGCATGAACAAGCCTCTTAGCCAACGCTCGTTCATCGGGGGTAACCTCTTCACACTCCTTACCATAAACCCACGCTGCATTTTGCGTATGAACATCACCTCCTTGTTTGAATAAATCAATAAGCCTCTCTTCCTCACTGAGATAAGCCACAACTCTAGCTTCTGCCTGAGATAAGTCCGCCTGGATAAACACTTTATCTTCGTCGGAAACAAACATCTTTCTACATACACCCGTAGGTATATTTTGGAGATTCGTCCCTGTACCAAACACACTCTTCCTACTTGATAACCTCCCTGTCTCCGTTCCGCCAATAACATATGAACATCGCATTCTTCCATCCATCCCTCCCTTATCCACTAAGTAAGTACCCATTATCTTACGGTTATGCCTAATTTTTAGAATGAAGTCAAATACAGGTGAGGGATACTTCTTAGCCAAGTCTTTAAGTGCCTCCTCATCAGCGGTTACATTAGTTGTCCCCCTCTTATACTTTACCGGTAGGTTTAAGTCGGTATATAGTAGTTGCTTCATCTGCAGTGGGGACATGACATTAACTGGTCTCCCCACTGCCTTATCCAACTTCCCCTGCAACTCCTCCGTCTCCCTCGCGTAATCTTCACTCGCCTTAACCCTAACCTCCTGATCTATCCTAACCCCCCTCAACTGCATCTCCAATAGTATATCAATTAGAGGGTGGACATATTTATAGTAAAACTTAGTAACCCCAAATTCCTTCATCTCCTTCTTAATTGCTATCGCACTCTCATATGTAACTGCGGCATCCATGGCGTTGTATTTCCAAAACTGCTTATCATCACTGGTGTGTGCCCAGTGCTTGTAGTATGGCTGCTTCGTATACACCCCACTTATAAGACCCAATGTCTTCCCACCCCCTATCCTAGTCTTTTCGGTAAGCTGTGACCTACTAGCAGCCATCTCGGGATACAACGTATGAAACGCACACATAGTATCCAACTCCAATCCCTTCACATGTATGCGACGTGGATTAACTCTGTGCATAATTATGTCAAACTGTGCATTCTGTGCAACCTTCCTAACCTTCTCATCCTCAAGTATATATTTAATCCTAGCCCATATCTCACTCTCCTCTTCAAACTTCCAATAGGGTGCACCTGAATGGATGGTGAAGGGTATACTAATAACATGGAATGGACTGGTAGCAAATGCTATGGCAGTAATGTGGTTAACCATATCCGTCTCAACATCAAATGCTACCATACCAGCATTCCCTACTGTATCCAACACTTGCATAACCTTCTCATAAGTTGGTTGCAGTATAAACTCCCTTTTAGGTAACTCATAATCTGGCGTAGCACTCTCCTCCTTAAGTCGTCTAAAGTCGAACATTACTAAGGGTAAGTTATCCCAAGCGCGGAGTAGTGATGCAGGATGTAGGGTAGGCAACACCTTACACCCCACCGTCTTATTAAACAATATACTCCCCCTCCAATTAGTTATCCCTCTATGTCCCATCAATGCATACAACGCCTCATTCCCCAATGCTAGTACAATATTAGGATTACACTCTCTTATACTCTCCTTTAAATACTTCACCCCCTCCACTAGTTGTTGGGTAGGTATCCTCATCTGCTTGTCTGCATAGAAGTGAGCGAAGTTATTCCCTGGTGGACGCATACGCATAACATTCCCAATCATACACTCTTCCCTCACCAACCCAACCTCCATCAATAACCTATTTAATAGTCTTCCACTCCCTCCCACAAATGGTTTACCCTCTATCTCCTCTTGCCCTCCTGGTGCTTCACCCACTATGAATATCTTTGCTTTACTTGGTCCAATAAATGGGACTACCGTTCCTCTCATACGCACCTCTTCTCATTCAGTTCGTTAACAGCGTCTATGAGTTCATCTACCTTTTTTCCTATTTCCCTTAAACCATCCGAACCACATAACCTATTTATCTTCTTAGCACGGATAGACGCTACCTCTCCCAGTGCTCTATCCCAATTCTCTGCCTTAGTTTCCTTAGAGAATCCTTTACCACAGTGTCCACACCACCTCATGGAATGGATAAGCTCTTGACGTATAGTTCTATTGGTATAATTTTTAAATTCTTCAGTTATGAACTCTATTTGGTCTAACCACTTCTCACAACACTTATTCATTTACTCCTCCTTAACTCGTTCAAGTATGATGAATTCTTTGGATAGGGCAATAGCAAGTTCATCTTTAACTAATTCTTGATAAGTAGCAAGCTCTATAAAATTGTTTATGACTTTCTTAACTCTTGCGGGCGTTGCCACCTGCTTGGTTAGTTTATCTGTGGCTTCGGAAAGGAAAATATAGTTTCCAGTATTTTCGTCAGGTTCTGGCAACATCTTAACTATTTCTTCTCTGTCTTTGGACATTTACTTATATCTCCCTTAATC